AAGCTAATAGAGGTTCCACTTACAGTCCCTACTATGGCAGTTCCGTAGCTAGAGTTACCACCGTCCCTATATGCAATCACTACTTTGTTAGAGCTACTATCAAAGGTAGCTGACATATCATCGGAATAAACACTTTCAAAGACTACAGCCGTTCCGAAGCTAATAGAGGTTCCACTTACAGTCCCTACTATGGCAGTTCCGTAGTTAGAGTTACCATCGTCCCTATACGCAATAACTACTTTGTTAGAGCTACTATCAAAGGTAGCTGACATATCATCGGAATAAACACTTTCAAAGACTACAGGACTGCCTACAGCCCCCTCTTCAGCATCAACAACACTAACAGTCCCATCAGCATTGATGATAACAGGCTTACCGTTCGGCAACGCACCACTGGCAACTGCCCGAACTTCACCATCTACAGGTGTGTTGCCTATGGTACGCATTAGCTGATCTCTTCGTAAGAAACGATAACTTCCAAGTCGTCTGCTGTGCCAGCAGTTGCGGTAATAGACCTGTCTTCCTCAAGGTAAATCGCTGTGGACTTATCCAAGGCAACCAACGACGAATCAGCACCTACCGATGCAGTAGCAATCAGCGAGTATGCTGTGCCGCCGCCATCGTCTTCGCTGTGTACTTCTACCGTCACGTCGGCAGCGTTTGTGCCATCGACGTTAGCCACTTGGATCATGTTGATCTTAAAGACCTTGCCGCTTGATGCAGCGTTGCTTACCAGCGTAGTTGCTGAGGTTGTAGAAAGCGCGATAGTGGCAGACTTGCCTATGATCGTTGTGACATCTACGATATTTGGGTTTGCCATCTCAGGCCTCCTTATGCGTGTTTGGCAAAGTTGCCGTGTAACTTTTCTCGCGCTGCTTGCGCTGCTTGATTCGCTTGCTCAAGCGTGTCGAAGTAACCAAGGTTCGTCCTAGTCTTACCAGAATCGGCGTAAGCAAACCAGCGTTTACTATGAACGTGCCATGAAACGCCCTTGTGCCCAGATGAATTAGACTTAAACATTCGTCTGTTTGCGGCATTTTGACAAGAATCACACGGGCGCAGGTTTTCAATCCGGTTGTCTAAAGGGTCACCGTTAATGTGATCCAATTGGTCTGGGACGTCACCGTGGTGATAGAGGTAAACAAGACGATGTATCTTGTACGTCTTTCCCTGTATTTTTGTTGTAGCATGCCGGTGACTGCGGCCTTGAGGAGCAGATGGATAGTGGCCAATTGTTTTCCCCGCAGTGTTACCGTTCCCTGCAACACTATGCCGACGCACAAGCGTCCCATCAAGCTGGTAAGTAAAACGGCTTTTTATATCTGCTTGAGTCAGCATTTGTCACCCAAAAACGATGGCCATTGCGATGGCCTTTCCAGTTGAGATGCCGCCCGCAGCATCCGCGAATGACAAGGTTCCTGAACCGTTGGTTTTCAGAACCTGATCTGCTGTGCCATCTGACGTAGGCAGAGTAAGAGCTGTGATGAACGCCTGCAGATTGGCATCATATGCCAATACATCCGTGCCGATCGCAACACCAAGATTGGTGCGAGCAGCAGAGTCTGAAGAGGCCCCGGTGCCGCCGTTTGCGACGGAAAGATCAGCGCCGCTCCAGTTGGCGTTGTTAATCAACACCTGCAGATTGGGCGTCAGATCCACAACCGCGGCGCCAGCTCCCGCTCCATCAGCATAGATTAGCGCACTGTAGCCATCGACTACAGTGACGTTTGCCCCAGACCCCTGAGTGAAGATTGCACTTTCACCAGAGTTGTTACGAACAAAGAAGATCTTCTGCTGGTCGTTGGGGTCAATGGTAATAGTGCAGGTTCCGCTGGGAGACCCACCAAGAACCAACAGTTTGTACTGACCCTCGGACAGCGATCCGTCAGACGTTGTCAGTGTGTGCGTGGTGCCAGACAAAGTTACTGCGCCCACACCATTGGTGAGGCGGTCAATAATCTGTAGGTTTACGTTGGTGGTATCACCCCACGTTCCCGATTGCTCACCGGTTGAGATGAGCTCAATGCCTGTATTAGACGTGTATGTACTTGCCATATCGGTTCCTTATGCCGCTATTTCGGTCCAAATGGTTCCGGGACTTGGTATTACTTCGCCCCAAACTAGCACACGATTGACCGCTCCGCTAGCCTGAACCCCTGTAACTGAGACGTTAGCGTCGCAGATTGTAGTAACTGAGCCGTTTTGTGCAACCATCGGGTCCGGTGCAAAGACCGCGATGACCTGTGTCGTGCGCTGCGTGGGAACACCAACGGCGCCAGTGGCTGCCAAACCCGTGACCGAAACCACCTGATCAGTCGAAAGGGAAACAGTTCCAACAGCAGAGGAGCCCTGCACCCCAGTTACCGCGACATCAATACCTTGGCCTTCACCAATAGAAACTGAGCCCACAGCGGAAACGGCTTCGAGCCCAATAACCGCGATGACGTGGTCAGTGGATACACCAACCGAACCAACACGGCCCGTTGCAAACAAACCCGCAGTCTGGGTAAATACCGCGCCTACTTGCCCGGTTGCAGACACACCCGTGACACTGACGGGGAGCGCAGAACTCCACGCTCCCTCAGACCACGTTCCGCGTCCCCAACCAGAAACATCAGCCACGGCTTACTCCCTTACGCGATGCGAATGATTGCGTTTGAGGAGTCTGCGCTTGGGAAGACAATCTGGAAATCACCCGCTGTGGACGATTTGTCAGAACCAAAATCCAGAACAATAATCGAATCCGTTGTTCCAGAGCCGCCGCCTGTCGTGGTGTTGTAGATCAACGCGCCTCGAGCAGAGATAGTGGCCGACGTAAATGTCAGGTCAGCAAAATCCGTCAGGGCTGTTGTACCAGAAGTAGTGGGCGTGATATTAGTCAATGCTCCACCGCCAGCTGAATAGCTGCCTGAGTTACCCGCTTCATCCGTCACGGTGTAGTCCGTGGTGGCTGCAGTAAACGAGGCGTTGTTGTCGTACAGCGCAAGCTTGAAGTCATGGCCAGTGCTGGCCGTAAAGTCGTGCTGAGCCTGAAGCAGCTGCTGCTTAAAGCTTGTGCACATAAAGTTGCCAGTGAAGGCCATTTTAGAGTCTCCTTATAAGGTCTGCTAGATCAGGGTGACCTGCGTCGTTCAGTGCATTATACACAGTTGTGCGATCACTGCGAACCGCTTGTGTTAAATAAGACTCAATAACCTTTGAGATCCGCTTCCGAAAAGCGTATGCCTGATCCCGCAAGGCTGGGTGAGCCGTATCAGAAACGGCTACTATCTTCTGCGCCGCCTGCTCTGCAAGCTCCTCGGCAGAAAAGCCGCGGTTGCTTGTTGTTCGAACCCCTACTAGCGTAGCATCTTTAGGTATGTCAAACATGCCGACGCTCATTGCTTAGGCCTGATGACTTTACCACGACGATACTCGTCTGTCACTTCCTTAGCTTCACCGAGCTGCTTGATGCCGAAGATAGCTTCCTGCAGTCGTTGATTGTAAGACTGCATGACATCAGGCTCACCCTTGATAAAGATGTTCGCCTCAAGCAAGGCACCGTAAAGCAGCGCCATCTCAGCGTTCTCACTCAACCAGGTTGTGCCGTCCTCGGCACCCGCTGTGATGCTAAGAGGCCTGTAGAAATAATGCAGTTCGGCTCGATACTCAGCATCTGGCGTAGGGGACAGCAGAAAGTTGTCTACATCGAACTGTGCAAAATACCGAGGTTGCCCCGTTGTGGTAGGATCAGGGGTGTAATCCTGAACAAAACTTGGGTCTTTGAACTCCACAAAAAACCTGTCGCCGTCCGTCCCCGTTAAGCTCAAGGAGAACGGAGCTAGAAAGTCGGGTGGGCAGACCAAGTATTGCTGATCAGCAAACGTGGTTGCGGTTGAGTTCTTACGAAACAAAGAGAGCTGCACCTGTTTGAGAATGCGCTCTTCTGCCATGCGGATAAACAAAGGAAGGTTGTTGACGAAGGTTGTTTCGTCATACTCCACGTAATCCTGAACGGCCTGCTTCAGTTCGCTATAGGTCATTGTCATGTTGTAGCCACCGTAACTTGTCCCGCTTTACCTATCATACGCAGCCGCTCAAGGCTAGGAGCTTCGACTGTTGGCACATCCACGTAGACCTGAAGCGCCTCGGGCTGATCAGGGCGGGGGTTGCGTAAGGCCTGCGGATCCGGGCCTGCCTTTGGAGGGTAGAGCTGCGGGTGCTTCGCCTCATACTCGTCGGACCCGACAAGCGCACCCGTCCACTCCTTGCGCATATCGCGCAGGCGGTAACGGAAACCGGACCTGTCAGAGATCCCATATGCGTTTTTGTCGGAAGCAAAAGCCATAACTCAGACCCTCATCGAGCGAGCACTTGG